CTTGACATTCTGCCTACCATCTTTGAAGCCAAGGATGAGAATGAAGAGTGGTTATTAGATACAACAGAAAAATGGTGTCAGGATCGCGCAGTCTATTTGGCGATCATGGAGAGCATCCAGATCATTGATGGTAAACACGACACAATGACAAAGGATGCTCTCCCAGACATCTTACAGAACGCACTGGCGGTGTGCTTTGACACCAACGTAGGTCATGATTATCTTGAGAACGTTGACGAGCGATACGCCTTTTATCATGAGCAAGAAGAACGTATTCCGTTCGACCTTGAGTACTTCAATACCATTACCAAAGGTGGTTTGCCAAATAAGACGCTGAACATCGCGCTGGCAGGTACAGGTGTAGGTAAGTCTCTGTTCATGTGTCATGTCGCCGCCAGTGCCCTATCACAAGGTCGTAATGTCCTTTACATTACATTAGAGATGGCAGAAGAACGCATCGCCGAACGTATTGATGCTAACTTGATGAACGTTGCTATTGATCAACTCGATAATATGTCTGAAAAGATGTTTAAAGATCGTGTTGGTAAGATTGCCGAGAGTACACAAGGTAAGTTAATCATCAAAGAATATCCTACTGGTGCGGCTCACACTAGCCACTTTCGTGCGTTATTGAACGAATTAAAGTTAAAAAGAAAGTTTCTTCCCGAAATTATCTTTGTGGATTATCTAAATATATGTGCGTCTTCTAGAATGAAGGGCATGGGTGGTGCTATTAACTCATACTCCTACATCAAGAGCATTGCAGAAGAGTTGCGCGGGCTAGCGGTTGAGTTCAATGTCCCTATCATGTCTGCAACGCAAACGACCCGAAGTGGATTTGGTAACTCTGATCCCGGGCTAGAAGATACTTCTGAATCGTTCGGTTTACCGGCGACTGCGGATTTAATGTTTGCTCTAGTATCAAATGAGGAGATGGATAAACTCGGTCAGATAATGGTAAAACAGTTGAAGAATCGTTACAACGATCCCAGTGCCAATAAACGTTTCGTTGTTGGTATTGACAGATCTAAAATGCGACTTTATGATGTTGAACAGTCCGAACAGACCTTGACCAAAGAAGAGGATGATATCCCAGTCTTTGAAAAAACAAGAGCAGGCGAAAAACTAAAAGGTATTAAGTTCAATTAGGAGATTCGCATGGACCCATATTTACACACAGCTATTGCAGTTGGCTTATTAGCAGCAGCGTATTTTATTGGCAGATATCTAGGTAAAGAAGATGGCATTCTATTTACTTGGGGTATGATCATGGACGCCTTTGACGCTAAGGAAATAGAAATAGACGACGAAGGTGATTTAATAGTAACGTACAATGACAACACTAAAGAAAAGCTTAACTAATTGTTGGCGAGTCTGGGCAAAAGCTCTAGGCGAAAAACAAGGTGCTTCAGATAGAGAAGCGGATATGGTTGCAGTTGTAAGAACTATAATTGTTGGTGTGAATTTCATGACATGTTTTTTTATCATGTCTAATGTAGTACATAATTGGTGATAATATGATAAAGGGTTTTACTGCAAGCACGTTTGATCTGCTTCACGCTGGGCATGTGTCTATGCTGAGAGAGGCTAAAGATCAGTGCGAGTATTTGATATGTGGATTACAAGTTGATCCTTCTGTGGATAGAGCGACTAAGAACGCGCCTGTACAGACATTGGTTGAACGCTATGCTCAGTTGAATGCTTGCAAATATGTTGACGAAATTATTCCGTATCAGACAGAACAGGATCTCGAAGATATCTTGACAATGCTTGATTTAGATGTTAGAATAATAGGTGAGGAATATAAAGATCAAAAATTTACTGGTAGAGCAATCTGTGCCAGTAGAGGCATTGAGATATATTTTAATAAACGAGACCATAGGTTCTCAACAAGTGACTTACGGAGACGAGTGAATGAATTACAAGTTCAATGAAGATCAACTAGTACAGGAGTTAATGGAGTATGTTGACAAAACATATGATCAGCACTACGCTACGGACAAGTATCAAGCCACGGATATCATTATTGATAGTGGGCATGGTACTGGCTTTTGCTTGGGCAATGTGATCAAGTATGCCAAGCGGTATGGTCGCAAAGGTAATGCTAAAGAGTCTCGCAAAGATCTCATGAAGATCCTGCACTATGCGGTCATTCAGTTGTACATTCATGACGAAGAGAACAAGACCAAGTTTGTCAATAATCAACACGAGCATGGTTACCCTGAGTACGATGGTAAGTTGGCGCCTGGTCATCATATGCGATTGAACGATGTGTCGCCTGACGAATGGGATAGAGTAAATCGTGTAAAAGGAGCACCTCTCTGTGGATAATGTAATTGATTTTATGAGTTTTAAAAAGGAGCGAGATCGAGCGCACGAAGAGATGGAGACTGAGATTATGCGCGAGTCCGTGATGAACTGGATGTGTAATCCTACTGAGTACACTCCCGATACTTTCACTTTTACCCTGGAGATGGAAGATGAGTGAAGACATTTTTGATTTTGGATTTACTGCGGTAACTGAAGACGAACTGGATGCAGTTATTGAGTTGCAGCAGAAAGCAGACAACGTTCTGGATTACCACAACAAGTTGCACGAGCTTTACAATGCGGTCACGCCTCTGTTGAATAGTCTTAAGGCGAATCCTGAGAAGGACTATATCTACTGGCCTAATCGTCTAGAGAAAGTTGAAGCCTTTGAAGATAAACTCCAAGGAATCTTAAGAGGTTGACAAACCCGTTAAGAATGTGTTATAATAACTATTCTTACGAACGAGTACTATATTATGAAAACACTCCTGAAGATCTTTATTCTTTTCCTTTTTCTGGTGTTCGCATTTAGCGCATACGCAGAAGAAGAATCGTCTAGCAATTGTCACTATGAAGTGACGCAACACTTTGAAGATGGGCAACTGGTTAAAGAAACCAAAGTCCGAAAATGTACTGAAACGACTGAAGAAGGCAAACAGAAGTTTGATCCTACTAATCGGTTCGGTGACTACGTAAAAGTCCAGCTGGTAGATGTGGGTCTCATTGGTGTTATTATAGCATTAGCAAAATAGGATATATTATGAAAGCGTTATTAGCAGTAGCGGTATTGATGTTAACAGTTGGCTGTGCATCTAACTATAAAGTAAAACAAGAGTCTACCGAGAATTCTATTCTCGCCTTAATCCCCGAGTGGTACATCGATTCTGAAGAGAGTCGTGGATTACTTGATCGGAAAAACAAACACGGATATATCTACGGTGTTGGTACTGCGGTGTCATCTAATCTTCAACTAGCAGTTGAAAAGGCTATGATGATTGCTAAGGCGGACCTTGCTGACCAGATTGCTGGGCAAGTAAACAAAGACACCGAGTACACCGTAGCAGAAGCCGGTGATGAGTCTAGCGTTGAGATGGCAACAGAAACAAACTCTGTTGTACGAAACACTGTTGGTAAAATCGCGCCTGTGGGTTATGAAGAGTGGAACAAAGCTGTGATGGTGACAGCCAAGCAGCAGTATCGTGTGTATGTTGGTCTTAAATGGACACGTAGCAAAAAGAATGCTCTGGGAGATTTGATCTCGTCAGATATCGTGAATGGTATTGATGTGGTACCAACAACAGTAGAGGTAGTAGGATTATGATGGAAGGATTTACTAAAGCAGCGCAAGCCGGTGTAGTGACAGTTGAGTTCACTAAGATTGGTACAGGTGAGTTAAGGGTGATGCCTTGTACATTGAATGTAGAGTTGTCTGGGCACAATGTACCAGAGATCTTAGAACAACGTGAAGACAACGACCACTTGGTAGTGTGGTGTCTAGATAAAGAGGGTTGGAGAAGTTTTCGAACTGAAACAGTGATTAGATGGTATGAGGGCGCACCAGATCAATAAAGAAGCATTTAAAGAGTCTATTAGCGACACAATTCTAGGAACGATGGTAAATTTTCCTCTGAACTATGTCCTAATAGCATTCTGTTTATCTATAGAGATGAGCGCGATAGCAATGACTGTTTTCATGACCTCTATACTTTTCATACTTGCCGTGATTAGGAAGTATTACGTTAGAATCCATTATGCTAATAAAGGGAGCAAAGCAAATGAGGCAAACTGAGTTAAACCTGTCCTATAAGGACACAACCAAACCGCCCTATAATGGGCAGTTCTTCTGCCCGATTCGAGGTGAGTTCAATAACTGGAACGATCATATCAATTGGTACAAGGCAAAGC